TCAGATTCAACGTCTGCCCAATACGGCGATTGCCGCGCCTGAATCCCGTGGAAACCCCGCTAAGGCTTGACTGAATCGCCTGCGGCACAGTGCCCGGTACAAAGACCCGCGTGGCTGGAGCTAGTGCCGGGAATCTCGCCATGATTAAGTCAGCTCGCTAACAAGCTCAATCGTTACGTTAAAGCGGTTCTGCCCTATGGGCTCCACGCTGAACGCATCCGCATAGCGCCATTGATAATCCACCGCGCTGATAGGCACTGACGAATAACCAGCCCAAACCTCAGACGGCAATGCAAATGGAATCAAGGTGCCTTCCTGGGCTGTGTAGTGGTCGTAGATCAGATTGATGTTCGCTTCTGTCAGAGCGCGATATTGAAGGCTCAAGGCTTGCTGAACGCGCTTTGTCCCTTGCAAGAATCGAACGCTGACGCCGCTTGAGCTGGTATGAGACAGCTGCGGATAATCACCAAGACCCAGCGTTCTGCCATTAGGTGTTAGCGACGGGAACGTTGCCATCAGATCACCTCAAATGTCCCGTTCACAACCTCATCACTAATTCTGGCGATGTTGCTGCCGTCAACGGGGAAGTGCATGGCGCTGATGGTGCTTGTACCGTCACTCTCGTGTTTGATATTCGTTACTTGGTACCAGTCGGTTTCGGTGCGGTTATCGCCTTTGCTGCTAATGCGCTGCCGGGTCACGCGAATAATCTGAGTTGGAATCAAGCCCGACGTGAGAAGCGGAGTTGAGAAGCTAATGCTATGGGTTGAAAGTGTCCGCCGTGCCAACTCATATTTCCCATAGACCGTCGCGTGAGCGGCGCTGGTACAAACGTCAGTAAGGTCAAATTGCTCAGTCGGCGCGTTGTTATCAGTGCCCGGATAGCGAACCGTTGTCGTGCGCTGAATTCCAATCACTGTTGGATCAGCCTCACGCCATAACAACGAAACATTGACTGCACGGCGCTCATCGGCATCGTTGTAGTTTTTGCTGAAACTGCCCGGCAATATCTCGTCTTCAGTGAAGGTTGCGGCGGGCGTCAAGGCAGTAAGGTCAATCGCATTAGCCCCCGTCACAGGCAGAATCGTCTGCAGGCTGTAGCGACCATTATTTGAAATAAAAGCCAGCAAGAAATAAGGGGCTAACTTGCCGATATAGTCAATAACATTGACTGACTGTTCGATCACGCCATTGCAGAGCAAGCCTTGATTAGTGCAGAACGCGGCTAGTGCTTGAAGATTTGACGTATCAATAGGCATTGAAATATCAGCCGTCGTTGCCCCATCTGCTCGCTTGATTTGCGTGAAAAGATACATCGCAAGATCGACAAACTGGTTGCTCGCCCCAGTGGCATAAGCGCCTCCAACTAGACCACCGCTATAAAGATCAACACTAATTCCGTTTTCGTAAAACGTTGAGATCTGGCGTGTCGTGGTTGGATATGAGCCTTGGCTCGGGGGGTCATAAATGTTTCCGTTGATCTCCAAGAACGTAATGTCTGAGAAGGTAGTGAAATCAGCTGAACTTGGCGGACTTGTCGGATCGCTATAAGGCGTCAAGTGCCATTCAAATTGGACCCCATCGAGCGTCCCGGTTGTGGCTGGCTGTGTTGGGTCGGCTTGATTGTTGACGGTTGCAGTTGACCAGCCAATAGCAAGAACACCATCGACTCCATATTGATTAAGGAAAAAGTTGGCGATAGGGGCTTCATAGCCAGAAACGGGATAGCGCTCGATTGTTCCAACTGTGTTACCCCCGATAAGAGTGCTACCGCTAAACCTGCCGTTATAGATAAACCTTGTAGCAGCGGGTGTTGTGATCGCAAAATGCGCCAATACGGTAGCCGTTACGTCATCGCCTGTTTCGATATTCGTGAAGGTAACGTCCGAAAACAGAACCTCAAGAACAGCGTTAGACGTATCGCCGGACCCTCTTGTAATTATTGATTGCACAAAGTATTGTGTTTCAATATCTGGATACAAGTCTGTTGACTGTGAAGTTGAGAGTAAAGCGTTGATATAGGAATAGCTGTCCACTCCGCAGAAAATGTTACCGGCAGTAATGGGGCAGCTATTGGGCGATGCCGCCATTGTTGCTGCATCGGAATAGTAGTGAGTCAGCGTAATACCACTTTGACCAGCAAGTAGTTGCACCCTCTGAGCGCCAACCCATGTATAGATTTTTTCGGGATTACTAACTATCTCGCCCTGTGATATTACATACAAAAAACTGCCGACAAAATCATTTGAGCCGGTTTTTATTAGCGATGGTTGTACCCAAGTGCCGCCAACGCCACCAATACGCTTGCAGAAAACAACAGGCACCGTATCGCCAGCACTAGCAACGTTCTGCTGTTTTCCTAAATCAGGTTGCGGCTTTTTGCTTTTGACTGGCGTGGCATCATTACGAACCGCTGTCGTACCAACTTGAGCCTTCGGCTGCGGCACCGCCCCAAAATCAGCCATCAAACCTGCCCTCTGTACTGAGCCAAAGCTTTAGCAAAAACAAACGGCGGCACAACAAACGTTCCACCATCAAAGGCGACGACGCAGCAATCACCCTTGAGTTGCTCTCCTGAAAGCGTTTCGCATATCACCACTCCATCTACGATCTTCATCATCACGCCCTCATGGATTCCATGATCCGCGCAGGTGACCTTTAAGCCAATTCCAATGAGCTGCTCGGTCATGTCCCAATGTTCCGAATCAGCATGTCTGCCGTAATTTTACGGGTTGGGACCTGCGGTTTCAATTTATTGATTGCTGGGTTGATGGTCCAGCTGACCGCCTCATCGCTGACGCTTGCGCCTTCAATACTGCCGATGTAGCGGCTAATCAACTGAGCGCTTGCCGCATGGAATGCATCCTCACCAGCGTCTTGGATGTAGAGCGATGCGATCACAAGGTTGTCAGCTGCGATGGCTGCGTCAGTAACGTCGACCAGATCGCCTGTAGCTGCCGCTGTGACGCTCAGGTCGTTGATGCTCGCCGCCAAGGTTGAGCCAAACCCATCTACGTCAAACGCTAAATACGAATAGACGCCGGTTGCATTGGCATCAATGCTTAGGGTCTGCGCCGCTTGGTAAAAGTTCTGCCACTGCCGGGTAGGCGTCCGATTGCCTGAACCATCGACAACGCTTGTCCGGTCAGCGTAATACTCCAGGAAGCACATGATGTCGTAGTTAGCCATCAGGCGAGCCCCAGCTGCATACGAACGTAATTGTCGCGGCGGATCATATCAAGGGTCTGCTGTACGCCAGCCTGAACAGCTTTGCCCATCTCCTGCGTGGTGACGTAGTTCGCACCGTTCATCTGGGTGACAGGACCAGTCTGGATGTTGACATTGGCGGCGCTTGGTCCAACGTATCCGCCTTCAGCAAAGCCAGGGATTGCACCGGCTCCACGCTTGCCACCTAGGTAATTCATGGCAAAACCAGCAGCCTTGCTCTGAGGAATGATGTACTCGTTCTCACCCCCCTCTCCAATCAAGCCAAGCGTGGGTCCAGTAACCATCCCGCCCTTAGCGAAGGCTTGGAAGCCGCCGTGCCAATAAGCGCCTTGTGCAGCCTTCTTCGTACCGCCACCTCCGCCACCTCCGCCTCCTTGACGAGAGCGGGCTGCATTTAAGCGTTCCTGGGCGGCAGCTGCGTTATTGATTGCAGCCGCTGCACTTGCTGCATTGTTAGCAACCTGAATGAACATAACGGCGCTTTGCTGAGCGTTATTAGCAACCTGTCCTGTCCCTGAAGCCAGCGAGTTTGTTGACATCGCACTGTTGCCAAGCTGGGTTGACAAACGAGTCGCTTCTGTCTGACTCAGCCCAATCTTGTCGCTAATTAGTTTTTGCTCTAGGGCGGTTTGTGCCGCTAAGACCTTGGATTGATACTGCGCTTCTGCTGCCTGGCGCTGGTATTGCCCGATTTGTTGTTGAGCTGAAATCTGATTACCAATGATGTCATAAGCAGCCTGCTGACTTGCCAGAGCGCCTTTTAACTGCTCTGACATTTGCTTCTGCTTCTCTACGCTCTTCTCTTCAAGGATTGCAAGCTGTCCACGGGCTGAAATTGTCTCGTATTCAGCCTGGGCTCCAAGGAGCTTGAGCTGTAGTCGTTGCTTCTCAGCTTCGATACTTGCTAACGCTTGCTGATATTCGATGTTCGCGCCTTGGACGCTGTTTTGGAAAATCTGTTGAGCAATAGCAAGCCGCTGCCGAGCGGACCCTGCCTGTTCGTATTCACGCTCGAGGATGTCTCCCTTTAACGTATTGATTGCCTTCTCGGCATTTAGCCTTGCCTCGTTAATACTGATGCTGTTGCTTAATGCAGCTTCCTGAGCTTTAACCGCATCTTTCTGTTGATTGGTGTATTCAACGGCTTGCTTGAGGGATTCAATTTGCCGTTTTTGAGCCTCTGTCGCCGCATCAATCGCCTGAGGCATGTCCCGGAAGTTTGTATTAACTTGACCTACGTCGCTTGCCAAGGTGCTAACAATAGGCTGAGCCAACCCCATTGCGACAGCAAGGCTATGAGCCTGCTGGACAATAAACCCGAGCGGACTATTCTTCAGCCCATTGACAAGCGCCTCAATAATTTTGGCGATAACAGGAGTGACAACTTGCAGAACCTGAGCGAGCGTCTGAAATCCAACAATCAGAACGTTTTGCACAATGTTCCCAACTTGGTCCCAAGGCACTTGATCCCATAAGCCTTGGAGAGTAGTAATTATTGGCTCTGCGGCTTTTTTGAGTTCAGGTAAAACAACCTTGCCTAGGGCAGACATAAACATGCCTACTTTCTCCGTCACGTTGACAATCTTTTGTATCCCTTGGGTGATAGCAGGCGCAATCAGTTTCCCGATCTCTTCCAGGGCGTCCCTAGTCACCTCGCCAAGGGTGTCCATTGCACCCGCGAATCCCTTGGCTGCTGCTTCGGATGCGCCTCCGTACTGACGCTGAAGCTCTTTAAGAATGAACGCCTGGGCTTCTGCGGTTTTACCAGTGGCGACCATCGCCTTAACTTGTTGCTTCTGTTGATCTGTGAATCTGGTACCAGATCTTTGCAGCGCAGTCAGACCAACTTCAGGGGCTTCCAGAGCCTTTGCAACCTGCATCAAAACGCTGTTGACATCTTGGTCCAGGACCTGCGCCATGTCGGCAGCAGTGCCAGCCACCTCTTCATAGGAACTAACGCCGATTGTCCGGAAACTGGTCAGTAGCTTGAAGCCCTGTGTGAAATCTTCCTCGTTGAACAAAGTTGCCTTGCCTAGGCGATCCGCTGATTGCTTGAGACTATTTAGCGCTGCCTCGCCATCAGTCGTTAAACCTTTCAAGCCATTTGCCAATGCCGCTGCATCAGCCTCTCGATCACTCATGACAGAGAGTGACTTACTCAAGCCCGTGATTGCTGCGCTCAAGGCAACAACAGGAGCAAGGTAGGTTGTGAACGCAATGCCTAGTGCCTGAACACTCTTTCTTGCGGTGCCCGCTGTCTTTGACATAGCGGTGAACTGACCGCTTGCATTTCGCAGCCGTCCCCGCGAATCAGTAAAAGTCTTGTTAACCCCGTCTGTGGCTGCCTTTACGCGATCAAGCTGCTGAATCGCGTTTTTAGCGTCAACCGTAAGTTGTACGTTAGCGACAGCAGCCACGATCTAGCCCTATGCGTAAGCACAGTCTACTTACGCCGTGACTTCGCCATCGCAGCTTCCTGTTCCTC